TTAGGCACCGTCTCTTATTAGAGGGGCGCGACTTTGCGTGGCGAACGTGAAAAATCTATACCCCTCCCCTGAATGTAGACAAGTCGCGAAGAGACTGCCGCCAGTTGCCGTTCGGTAATTTAAAATGGATGTAAACAGGTCACTAGGACATAGTGTATTCTCATGGATATTCAGATCGGCGACTGCGTTTCACTCATGAATGCGATGGACGAGAAGACGGTGGACTTGATCGTCACATCTCCACCGTATTTTCAGCAACGTGACTACGAAGCAGATGGGCAGATCGGACGCGAGACCACGGTTGCGGACTATGTGGCTGCGATGATCACGTGGGCCACTGCGTGCAAGCGCGTTCTCAAGGATTCGGGCAGCCTGTTCTTGAACATTGGAGACAAGTACGAGAACAAGGGACTTCTCATGATCCCTGAGAGGTTGACGATGGCGATGTTAGACAATGGATGGGTTCTTCGTAACAAGATTGTGTGGTACAAACCGAATCATATGCCGTCGTCTGTAAAGGATCGCTTCTGTGCAACGTGGGAACCGGTGTACTTCTTCACGAAGGATTCGGGCAAGTACTGGAGCTATCCGTACCATTGTAACCTCGACGCACTCCGCGAGGCACCGACAACGGAGTCCAAGATCCCGTTCCCTCGCACGCTGAGTCTGGAGGAGTACCCGAGTTGGACCGATCGGATTGCAGAGTTCAACACAAAGAAGGTCTCAAAGGGCAAGTTCAAGGACGCAGGTATCAACAAGGGTGCGAGTCCGGGTGCGAGACAGCAGTCAGATGTCGTGTATTCGCGGATGCGAAAGCAAGACATGACAGAGGAGAGGAATCTGGAGGTGCATGCGTATATCAAGGAACAAGCGAAGGAGAAGAAACTGTCTGCAAAGAAGCTGGATGAGATGTTCGGTTACAAGTCAAAAGCAGGGCACTGGCTCCGACTGGATCACGGACGCTCACTTCCAGGAGTTGAAGACTATATCAAACTGAAAGAACACCTCGAGTTGGATGATCGGTTCGATGCAGAGATGTTGGAGGAACAGTATGTACTTCAGTCTGTGCAGAATAATCCGAAAGGAAAGACTCCTGAAGATCTCTGGTCGATTCCACTGACACATGAAAAAGGTGTTGAGCACTTTGCGATGTTCCCGCTTGAACTTCCAAAGCGCATCATTCAGGTTGCGTGTCCTCCTGGTGGACTTGTGTTGGATCCGTTCGCAGGATCGGGTACTACTGGGTTGGCAGCTCAGCAACTTGGGGTTCGGTGCTGCTTGATGGAACTGAATCCGGAATTTGGGGAACTGATTCGGCGACGAACTTGTGCACCGAGTACAGCTCCGGGTTCGTGATGATAAACCTCATCTCATTGCCGATCGTCTTTCCTGCAACGGCGTACACATCATTCTCATGCGGGAACTCTGCAACTCCCACTGAATGTGCAAAGTATCCTCGCTCTTCGGTGTACCCCCACTTGAGGAAGGAGATCATAATGTAGACAGGCTTTCCGTTAATCTCGCGCAGCTGCTTCCCCTGAACTGGCTTCTTCAGAGCCACGAGCCCCGTCCGTTGTGTGTTCAGCATATGAGTGAAGATCCGTGAGTGCTGAGCAGATCCCAAGTGAACCTGGAGTCCAGTGGATAGAAGCTTATTTTTCCCAGACCAATCGTGAGTCATAAAGTCTCTGTCCTTCTCCAGGCACCCCTTGGAGTCCAGCTGCAAGTAGAAATCATCCCCCACGAGAGGGGTGTCAGATGAATGCACTGACACAGCCACACGATACTTAATCCCCATCTCGCGCAGGGTTGCCGCTGCGCACTCGGTCGCTATATTCTCGAAGTTGACATTGATTGGTTTGCATCTAGAGTTTACGCCCAGAACATACCCGGAGAAGAGACTGTTCGCGCTGGGGATGAGATTCGTGATGACTTCTTCGATGAGCTTCTTGAGGAAGATTTCCCGGAACCCGGTGATAGAGAAGGCCATTTTGTGCGAGTATTGGGCCTATTCTCTAAGGCCTGACCCGATATGATCCGTTTTGCACAGGTAAAATGAATTTGGTAGTTGTAGAAAAGAAGACTACACCATGGCATTCCTCACTCTCACACTTGAGGATCTTCCGAAGCGTCTCATCTCCATCCGTCTGCTGCGTGGCGCATTTGACAAATGCACTCCCTACGACTGCCCGTCGCGGTCTCGTCTCAACGCATTCTACCCCTACTACACGTGGGATACAGCATCTGGAGAAGACATTAGCATGGAGCACGCTGCGAAGGTAATCCACAGCTGCGTGCCTCACGAGTATCTTGATCGGTTTGCTTTGTACTTTGCAGGAGAGAGCGTGGGGCCGTACGATGTCATCGCGAAGTATCTTACTCAGACCTTAGTCAAGACGTAAGCCTTGTTGATGCCAGAGAACTCAGCAGTCAGATGGAACAGCGCGCCAGCAATAAACACCGTCACCCACTTGGACATGCCGAATTTTTCAGCGACCCAAAACACCGGAAGCAAAAAGAGTCCAACAAGGACAGCTTCGAGGAGGAAGTACATTTGTATTCAAAACGGATTTGATTTTCTCTTGAGATGAGGATAGTGGATACAATGGACACTAACATTCGCAACGCAGTCGCTAAGATGAACGTCGACTTCAACTACGGCCTGGAGATGGAGATCAGCCGCACAGCCTTTCAACCCTGGTTCAATGCTGGGGCAACTCCTACCACGGATGCGTGGTATGTCAAGCTCTACAACTCGGCAGGAATGCTGAGCGTGGAGTTCATTGAACGGGATGGGGGAGTTGTTGCGTCGGTGATGGATCGCTTCAACATGACCACTGGAAAAGTTACGCGCATCATGGACGCCTTGATGGAACACATGCCGATCACACCGCCGGGAGGTGACTAGATCTTCTCAACTTTCTCTGCAACAACTTTGATGAGGGGAGTCACGACGTAGACGAGAGTACACTGATGTGTCTCGGTTGCGCGACATTTCACACAGAATACTTTTTCACTTGAGCAGGTGCAGTAGAACTCGAGATGGGTCTTCTTCTTGCAATGAGAACACTTGGGCATCCTACTTCGCTCTGCCGTTATAAAATCACATCCATTTTTAATGGTGCGTATCACGTACACGGTCGTCGTAGACCCCGACGTAAACTTTCCCTTGGAGGACTTTGCAAGAGAGGTCGCGATTTGCCTTGCGGATCCCGGTGGTTGGGAATCGCAAGGATATCACTTTGTTCGGGTCAAGTCGAATCCACGCGTTAGGATTCACTTGACATCTACGAAGGGACTGACGGCAGTTGGATGTGATCCATCTCTGTCCTGCGCAGAGATGGGTGGTAAGGAGATGCGGATTAATGAACAGCGCTGGAGACATGGATCTGCAAAGAGTGGTCAGGACTTGGATGGGTACAGACAGTACGTTATCTCACATGAAATCGGCCATATCCTTGGTCATGACCACGCAAGATGCCCTGGCCGGGGTCAACCGGCGCCGATAATGTTGCAGCAGACTTTAGGACTTCGCGGGTGCCTTCCGAATACAAACGTGTAGTAGGAGCTTCTTTTCTGAAATACGTCTGAGGATTGGACAGCACCCACATCGCAAAGAGAACGACCAATGCCACAACGATCGCCAACATTATACTTAACGACGCGTGTTTCTGCGTTTGCGATGACGACGCACCGACTTCCGACGGCGACGACGACCTCCCGCAGGGTCCTCATTCTCAGGCCCAGGATTAGGGGCAGACTTGCCTACATCGATGCGGTAGAACGGAAGAGGGTAGTATCTGTCCTTGTCCTTGGTACGATCAATGCCCTTTGCGAGCTTGGAAGGAAAGTCAGTGTCCAAGAAGACATTCACAATGAAGGGAGTTGCATTGACAACCCTCGCCATCACCTCTTCTTTACCACCTTTTCCACCACGAACACACACGCGATCACCACTCTTGAAGGTGCGAGTATCAGGATCTCCCTTGCTAAGAAAATCACACGGCGAACCGACATGCGGAGGGGGTGCACCAGGCTCTTCGTCCATATTGTTGTCTAGCAACTTTAATTACTGTATGCCAGGCCACCCATTCCACTCAGCACGCGGAAGATGTTGTAGTTCACGGCATACATGCGGAAGTTGAACGGACGGCTCTTGGTCGGGTAGGTGCCTGTCTTGAAGCTGTCAAACACGAGCGTGGTCGTGTCGATGCGGGAGAAGTTACAGGTTCCAGACGGCTGGTGCTCCTCAGGCTGGAGTGCGAAGGAATACACGTTGATCGGGTTAGCAACCTGGTAGGTCGTCGTAGCAGAGCCCGTGGAGGTGACTGAGCCTGATACTCCGGGTTGCGTCGACCCCTCCAGCGCAAAGCTAGCTGTGTATGCAGTAGCCGTCGACGTAAAGCTCGTGCATGTAAATGTTCCCGCCGTTGCACTCGTAGGCAGGTTAGACGTGATAATAACGCCATATCCCGTAGCACCGGCACCAAGAACTACCATTCCGGGAAGAAGGATTCCAGTGAGCCCAGAATATTGCTTCGTAGTTCCGGCGGCCGCCGTGATCATTGTAAACGAAGCCGAGAGAGCAGGAACTGTTCCAGCAACAGTGACTGCATTGGCCTCCTGGCGGGTCGGCCAGAAGGCACCACCCGAGTGGTGCTGGTAGGGCTGGACCTTCCAGAAATAATCGCCGTAGCGCTCATCGAACCGGTCCTGTCCGTTGATCTGGATACGGCAGCGATTCACGATGTCATCGTAGACGAACGGCTGCGTGTATCCCGCGGCAAGAGTCGTAGCAGATCCACAGTCCGTCTTTTCGGCATCCTGGAAGACCCACACCAGCTCCTTGACCGGGTGGTTCAGCGTCAGGTCGATGCGTGCCGACGCCGTCGTGAGCGTCTGCTGGAGACCGAACTGGAGCTGGTCAATCAGGTACTCGTGCGACTGCTGGGCAAACCGGCGACGCTCATCCACATCCAGGTAGATGTAGTCGATATAGAGCGCCATGTCCTTGAGCTGGGGAAGGGCCGCCGCAGCCGCCGACACAGACGAATACGCGCCCTTGCTAACCAGGTCGGTCGAAGCGGCCAGCGTGATGTTCAGGCGAACCTCGTGGTACTGGAGGGCAATCAGAGGAAGAGCCAGACCCGGGTTGCGGCAGAACCAGAACTGCAGGGGAATATACAGAACGCCCGGACGACCTCCGCACGATGTCAGAGTGGTCGATGTACCTCCAAGCGTGCCTCCCACCATCGCATCGAGCTTGCAGGAGTTGTCATACGACGAGGTCAGATTCTCCCACAGGTACAGCCACTCTCCATAGTGGGTGTCGATGATCTGTCCGCCGATCTCCACCTCAAGCTTCTTGAGAAGCGCATACCCCAGGCGACGCTGGGCATCGCCAGTCCAGAGAACGTCCGTGGCGAGTCCACCCGTGGCTGCAGTTGTGTCCGGAAGCGTCACCTCGAGGTAGGTCTTGTACATCAGATCGGCGTTGCGGTTGATCACGGCGACGACGCGCTGGCCATACTGGGGCTTGCCAGTGAAGTTCACGCGGAATGCCTCCATGGCGAAGTTCGTATGACGCTTGTAGAGTACCTTCCAGAAGGTAATGTGGGGATTTCCACTGATGTATGCATCTTGAGCACCATACGCAACGAGCTGAAGAAGACCGCCGCCCATTTAGTTTATTCTTTGCGAGGATATATTCTTCTGCCTTTGACACAATGGCTCGGCGACTGAACCAAACACAGCGGTTCTGCAAGTGTATCAAAAAGGTGGCCAAGAAGGTCAAGACTCAAAAAGGACCGATTGCGATTTGCGTGAAGTCTGTTCTGCAGACGAATGGTCGTACTCTCAAACGATTCAGCTGTGGACGGAAGGGGCGAGTGGTTACGCAGCGGGCATTACGGGGTTGACGTTGAACTTCTCAAGTGCCTCCTTGGCAGCCATTTGCTCAGCCTTCTTGCGGGTGGACCCCTGACCCCGTCCATGAATGGTCGGGCCGTCCATCACCAGCACGCGGATATCCTTGGAGTCCGTCATGGGACTCAACATGCTATAGGTCGGCGTGCACCCGAACTCCCGCTGACAGTACTTTTGAAAGATATCCTTATAGTTTGTCACCGTCGTTACCACGTCCTGAATGTCAAGATAGGCTTCCAGGACAGTCGTCACGAAGGAATACACAATGTTAAATCGGTTACCACAATCTGTCCACAAGGCACCGATGAAGGCCTCGAAGATATCACCGAGCTTCTGGATATTCTTCCTGCCATTGATAGCCACCGACTCTTCATTGTGACGAGAGATCACATAGTAGGTATCCAGTCCTACTTGTTGGCACAATGCTCCAATCCGCTCGTTATTCACCAGCTCCTTGCGAGCATCCGTCAGGAACCCCTGCTTCTTGTCAGGGTACTTGCGTCGCAGATAGGTTGCCACGCAGACACCCAACACCGAGTCTCCCTCAAACTCTAGGCACTCGTAGGATTCATCCTGCAAGGGCATCACCCCAGCAGGACAGGGAGACAACGAAGCGGGTCGCCCATCGGGAGTGGTGTAGTCGGTTCTTTTGACGTAGGTCGTGTGCACCATGGCCGTCTGGAAAATCTTGGGATTTGCCACACGGTAATGAGGGAGACCATGACGATGGAGAAGTCGGTGAATATCCTTCACAGTGAAGAATCGGTTCCGCGGATTATAGGGAGAGTATGTATCGCTCATTGTGACTTGTCTCTTCATGCCAAGTCTTTTATCCGTTTTCTACACAATGGGAGCGGCTCAGTCGATGGCCTACACCGAGGTCCCGGATACCTTGCCCAAACACGACCCGGGCAACGTGATTGAGATCAAGGATGTGCGCTACCGATCCCCGATCATCAAGGATATGGCAGTCGGACTTGTCTTCTTCAACCCCGCCAAGTCCAAGCGTATGTTGATGAACTATCTCTACACGATTGAGAAGCTCAAACATGCAAAGATCCCCTACTATACACTTGAGCTGGTCTACAACCGGCAGGAACCGGAGATTGCGGATGCCTTCCACGTCTACGCCAAGTCGGTGATGTTCCACAAGGAGAATCTCTGCACCTTGCTGGAAGCTAAGATTCCCTGGTATTATTCCAAGGTCCTGTTTCTGGATGCCGATCTGATCTTTGGCAATCCGGACTGGTACTCGGAGGTCTCCTCTGCCCTGTCAGATCACGATGTGGTCCAACCCTTTACCACGGCGGTCTGGCTGGACATCACGTACACCAAGGCCACCCAGATCCGCGAGTCCGTCATCTACATGGACAAAAAGAAGACCTTTGACCACAAGCTCCATCCTGGATTTGCCTGGGGGTTCAGACGCAGTTGGTTCCGCAAGGTGGGGTTCTTTGAATACGGTGTCACAGGAAGTGGAGACACTCTGTCGGCCGCTGCGTGGTTGGGCGTCAAGTTCCCGTCGACCTACCTCAAGCCTGCCTTGGCTCCTGCATACGAAGTGTTTGACAAACTGCCCAAACCTCGTATCACCTGCACGTCGGGACCCATCTTCCACTTGTGGCACGGAACCCACATCAATCGCAAGTACGTGGATCGTCACGCGGTCTTGGATGGCATTCCCGATATTCGCAAAATCATGCGCCCGAACTGGAATGGCGTGTGGGAGTTCAGTGTCAAGGGGCTGTCTGAGAAGCTGTCCGCCTACTTCAATGAGCGAGTGGACGATGGGATTTAGAACTTGTTTTTCACTCTGCACCCCATCTCACGCACCTTCTTCTTTAGTGGACCCTCTCGGTTAGCAGTTTCGATCGGAGTAACAATCTCCGTTTCTTTTTCATTCACTCGTTCCCATACACAGACAAAATCTGTCCACTGATCTCCAATCGGTAAGATATGAAATACTTCACTCACTCTGACAGGAAATATCGCTTCGTTTCCGAGTGAGTATCCCGACCAGACTGCGAGGGACTGCCCGGCATCCGAATAGAATCTCCAGTTATCGCCGGGGTGACAATGGTACATTCCATTCGAAGGAGCGCTGATGTATATAAATCCACCGAGTTTCACAATGCGGGTCAACTCTTTGAACGTCATCCAGAACATAGGATCGTGCTCAAAGCAAGACGACGAAACAATCAAGTCAACCGATCCAGTGGCAAAGGGAAGTGGGTCTCCCGGCTTCACAACAATATCCACGCTGGGATGTGCTTCCATGTCGACACAGATATAGGTAACGCCAGGCTTTTGTTCAAAAAAGGGGCGGAGACTACCATTTATATTGAGTCCACCCACATCCACTACAGTCATTCCTGGCTTTGCAAATATGTCTGCGACCGCCTTTCCTGACAAACTCGCCGTATCGTGCATGATGTGTATCATGCGTGGTGTCTAAACCCGTTTAAAAATAATGTGTTGTAAAAAGTCATATCACGTTGATGGTGAAGCCTCTGTTCACCCTGGCTACTCGTCTCCTCAGCACCAACGGGTCGCTTGTGTGTAATTTGACTCGTATCCGGGGTGGGTTTCTCCCTCACGAAAACCTGGACCAAGCGAAACGTCATCTAGCCGAATTTCAGCAAACACTCCGAGAAATAGAGGAAACTCTCAATCACGCTTCAGCACCTTCAGCTCAAATCCGTAATCAGTCTCCACCATCTTCTCTTCCTGCCGTCTGACAATCTCTGTCATGACCGCTTCTGCCTGGCTGGGCATCATCTCCTCCAGGTATCCCTTCAGCTCCTTCTTGGACAGGGACCATCCCTTCTTCCATTGATTTGGACGTTTCACTGCAAAGGTCATCCCCGAAGTTGCAAGATTAATCTTGTCGGGGAGTTCCTCTCGAGACGTCGCATACAGTGCTGCGAGATCCAGCTCGATTGTACGCCGCTCATCTCGAAGCGTATTCACCTCGGCATTGATGTCGTTGATCTGACGCTGAACGGTTGCGTAGGCAGAAAGGATGGGTTTGAGCTGCTCCATGATGGTTTGCTTCTTAACTGATTTTAGAGTATCCGTTTTATAACAAGGATGTCCTGGCTTGACTCGGAAGAAGTTCAGCGTCTTCGCAAGGTTTACAATCAAGAACACCCAAAAGAAGATCCCGTGCCCGAGGGAACCGATGAAGAAATGTGGGCTAATATTCAGCACCGTCTGTCGGATAAGTGTTCGACGGGATCGGCTGAATGTATCGTGTCATCCCTACTGCAGAAACCCAAGGCTCCGAAAGAGTGGGCAGTCAAGCGCAATGAATGGCTGTCGTCGGATGACATTGATCATGTAGAGAAGAACTACACCAAGCTCTTTGCCAAGTACTTCTTCGTGGGGTGTATCCCGATTGACTTTGATTTGCAGAGTGAGACCCAGCAGTGTCTTGTCAGTTCTCTTTGTAAGATGAAGCTACCTGCTCTGGTGAAAAGGGGTCACGAACAGATCGGTATTGTTTTTAACACCGATCCCCACGATGGACCTGGCGAACACTGGATCGCCCTGTTCTGTGATGTTCGCAAGGATCTAGAGTACCCGCGCATCACGTACTTTGATTCGTATGCCCATGCCCCTGAAAAGGAGATTAAGACACTCATGAAGCGCTGGAAGGCCCAATGGGACGAGACGGGAGTTCATTCGCAGCCTATGAAGATGACCTTCAATGCCACGCGGCACCAGTTCAAGGACTCGGAGTGCGGAATGTACTGCCTGTATTTCCACTACGCCTGCTTAACCGAGATTCCTATGCAAGCAAGAATTCCCGACGAGGTTATGAATGGATTTCGCCAGATCTTGTTCACGTCCCCCAAAAATACAACTGAGGAATAGTAATGGAGCTTGCTATTGGAGCTGCACTGGTTGCGATTGCAGGGTACAGTATGTGGCATGAGGGTATTGACGCAGAAGACCGTTCTCGTAAGCGACTGTGTGATTATTACGTAACGGGTGGTGTATTTGAGGATGCAAAGACAGTCATTGCGTCGGGTCGTCGTCTCCTCGAAGTCCATCTGTACGCAGATGAAAATGGGAAGCCCACTGTCGCAAAGGCCCCCTTGAATCCTGGATTTGATTACACCACCGAGTATTGGACGTTTGATTCCGTCTGCGTGGATCTGATCCAGGCCTGGGCATCAAGCTCTGATCCGTTCATTCTCTCCATCGTGCCGCATACGACCAACAATGTCACGCTCAATATGGCGGCAGACTGCCTGAAGACAACCGTCCGTCATCATTTAACCCGTCGCGCTGATGTCTCGACCCCGCTTGATGAACTGAAACACAAGCTGATCATCGTATCGGATAATGTGCAGGGAAGTGAACTAGGGGCTCTTGTGAATCTGTCGTGGTCGGACTCTAAGCTGCGCCGCCTCCTGTATGGACAGGCAATGCATCCTCGGGATCAGCCCGAGCTCGTCCGCTACAATCGGAACGCGATCTCCCTCGTCGTCCCCGACCCCACCTTTGGCAAACAATCTCTGGATCCTAACATTGCCTCTGCGTATGGATGCCAGTGGCTCCTCTTTACTAGTTCAAGTGTCGCCCCCGGATTTGTTGAAAAACCAGCAGGATTACAATAACTTCTTCACCACTAAACAAAATGACTGCCTGGCTCTCCCACGTTAAGAAGACGATGAAGTCCCACAAGGGCATGAAGTTCGGTCAGGTCCTCAAGCTGGCGGCGAAGACCTACAAGAAGGGCGGCAGCTCGATGTACGGTGGCAGCGATGTCCAGGGTGCCACGGAGGGCAGCAGCTCGTCGACCCTGGACGGCAGCCTCCTCTCCGGCTCTGCTCCGGTCGGTGGTCGTCGCCGTAGCCGTCGCGGTCGCAAGAGCCGTAAGGGAAGCCGTCGTGGTTAAAAACGGAAACCCGCCAGCTAAACAATAGACTGTATGGAGGATCCGCCTAAGACACGTCGCGAGACCAAGAAGACTGCCAAGGAGAAGAAGGCAGATGTCTATTCTGCAAAACATACGCGCCTACAAATCAAGACTAAACCTAAGACGAAGTAGACCGCTGCTTACGAGTCATCTTCTTCTTACGATTCACCTTCCTACGACGAGTTCTGCGACCACCTCTGGGAAGTGCAACACCTCTATTTTTTACTGAATCCTTATACACTCGTTGGGGATCAAGAGCTCCCGTGAATCTCGAAATGTTTGCCATAATTTCAGGCTCGATAGGGGTCTGCCGGGCGATCTGCTCTCCCATCAACTGCATAGTCATCGGCTTACCCAAGGTAATCTTTCGGAGGCTACAACGGTCAAAGGGTTTTCCATCTCTTTCCATCGTGTAAAGGCACTCGTATTTTTGACTATAACCAACCGAAGTAACCCGATCGAACCTAGCAGTTGCCAATGGTCCATCTTGCGAGTTTTCTATGTGCGCGGCGACGAGTTGTCCGAACGCTTGCTTTGATCCATCGGGAAGTCGTTTAATCATGGCTGCTCCATCGATTGCATCAAAATAGATACTCGGATAATACGCATTTCCATCTGCGTCTACGACTTGACCCGTGGCGTGTTTTTCAAACGCATGATCCGCTTCAATACCGCTATACGCAACAGTGGTAACCGTTCCATCTAATGCGACGCTGCGGAATATATCTTCATCCCAAAACATGAGCTTTCCAGTAGAATCAAACCAAATATCCTCTACCATTGATATGTATGCTGCGGGACCAGGTCCGTCAATTATATGATCGTGTCCTTCGTACCCCCTAACCTCACCCGGAATAATAAGATCAGAATCTTCGCCACGTCCAGCAAGAGTTGTCACATTCTGACCCCGAATTGCTCGTATGTGATACATCTCGCCAACATAGATGGTTCCATCGGGGCCCTTTGTCATCCTTTGTGGATTATAGAATCTTGCAGTTGCAAGGGTTCCGTCTGCATAATTTGGACCCATGCCACCGAATCCGTTCGGCATACCAGCAAGACCGGCATAGTGAGTTACGGTTCCAGTTGGAGACACTCGTTGAATCGTGTAATCTGGGTAGCTGATATAGACACTTCCGTCGTTATCTACCATCAGAATATTACAACCCATAATATGCCTGGTGACATTGATACTAACCACTGTGCTGACAACGTTCGCCATTGTGTATCTACAATATTAAAGAAGACGCCGATGAGAAATCCGAAACGTGCGCCGATGATCGCGGTCCTTCGTGCGACCACCCGCTGTTTTGCGACATGTTTTTCCATGATACGTCTTTTTAGAGCAGCCGCTCTTGAAATACGCAAGTTGGTGAGCAAACCCCTTGAAGGTTGGCATGGGTGTTCCAACCTTTTTTGATAAGGCACTCAGCAGACCATACATCCACTTCATGTACGCCTTGCGAGAGGCCAGCTCAGGTTCGTGCTCGGTGATGTACTCGGCATAGACAGTCTGGAGCTCAGGGAAGGGGTACGCATGATGGAGCGCGTGGAGAAACGTCCGCTGCGTGGCCATCTGTTCAGGTTCGGGGTTGTCAGGATAGTTCGCTGAGATGGAGGCCAAAAAGTCGCCGCCAGGAACCGCGGTGGGCTTCAAGGACATGTAATGAGCCTTGACCTTCTCAAAGTCCGGATCGGGTCCAGGGTTGATCACCGCGGGGTCGTCCTTGCACTGGGATCGCAGTTTGTGGTTGACCATGTTATGGATTTCGTACATCCATCGCCCAGGGTCGCCTCGCAGGGGGTGTTTCTGCACATACTCCGTAGTAGACGCACGACAGAACTTACATGGCAAGACATCTTTCATCTGATTCAGGACGTCATCGGGATGTTTCGACTTGAAGGCAACTAAATGAAACAGTTGCCATGCACTCGGCCCCCAGAAGCGAGTGTCCATTGTATTGACGAAATAAAGTATACCTATCTTAATAAAAATGCTTGACACCCGGGATATCATCATCCTCACTGCGTCGTTTTACCTCGGAGGCGTCGTTGGAGAGTTTTTCAAGTCCCTGTCGGAGGATATCCTGACGCCGCTCCTCGCCCCCGCGACGGCTGCTGGCAAGGGTGTTGGTGCCTTCACGGTGACGGTCGGTGGCGTCACGCTCAAGCTGGGTGAGGTGCTGGTCGCCTTCGTGAACCTGGTCGTCTCGTTCGTGCTGGTGGTCTTCACGATCGGACTCCTCCGCACGTACGTTCTGTCGCGCATCGGAGCCAGCCGCAGTGCGTAAGCAGTAAAAAATAGGAGATCAAGATAAATGGTCTGGTACAATCCCACAACTTGGTTCTCATCGTCGCCTCTTGATGAGACTCGCACGACTACAAGTGCGCCTGCACCTCTCGGTTCTTACCCGGCAAGCACAACTGCAACAGGTCCCTACAATGCTGGACGCCGTCGCCGTCGCACGCGTCGTGGTCGCAAGGGCTCTAGGCGGGGCCGAAGCGGAAGGAAGTCCAACCGCTCCTAGGGTGCGACCCGTAGGTAACCTCCAGCCTCTTCTTCAACTCACCAGTTGATCCCTTCGTAACCTCATTCGTGCGTTTCCACTGCTGAAACTCACCATAAATCTGACCCGTAGTCACATTCTCACCAACCTCTCCTTCCGGGAGACGCGTGACATACTCACGGATGAAACGGGCGATCGCGTCCGAGTCCTCCTGATAATCATTTGTGTACGCCATAATCTTGGTCGGTGCAGGGAGCTTACGCCACCCATTGCCCTCGCGATACAGCGCAACCAAGTACGACAGAAAGCACGTCGCCCACTCCTCGCTCATCACCTTCTGCTGGATCGACTCGTCAAGGGGCTTGTGGTGTGCCTCCGTCGGATTCGCAACGAACTTGGACGGCCAGTGCACCACGCAGAGACGACGCCAGGTACCACCGTCTGTCGCACCCACCTTCGGCATCTCGTTACAACTCAAGAACATCTGCGCCTGCATCTCAAACTCTGTGATGTCCTTGTAGAGACCACGGTACGCCATCTTTTCGCACGAAGCAAACTCCTTCATCAGACCCGTGTTCAGGGGCACGGCCTCATCGGGCTCCTGCGTGGTCACAAAGCGGCGACCCTTCATGTGGAGGACCTCAGGCGCAGCTGCGGCTGACTTGGCACGGCCCTGCGTCAGCAAGGAAATCGGAACCTTACCTGCATAGTCGCCAAATGCAAGACTCATCAGGTTCGTCAACATGGACTTGCCGTTCGAACCATCACCCGTGAGAATGTGGAACTTCTGTGCATCGTTGCCACCGCGCAAGCAGGTTGCCAACCGCCGGACGAGGTAGTTTCGTACTTCGGAATCCGGCTGAACATCGCGCAGGAACTTGTCAATCTCCGACCAACACTCGTAGGTCGAATACTCGCGATCAGGATCGTAGTTGATCTTCGTCGAGAAACTGATGCAGTCATCCGGGCGACCCTGACGGAACTCCATCGTCGTTGCATCGAAGACACCGTTCGCAAAGGCGATCAGGTTCTTGTTCTCGTCTAGCTTCTTGCCAAACTCCTCATCCAGGAAGAGCAGACGGCTCATCTTCATCACATTCTCTGTGAACTTGACCGTCTTCAGTTTGGTCTGCATTCCCACATACTTCATCTTCTCCTTCTCGTGCTTACAGGAGTCACAGTTCGGGTTCACCTCCTTGCCCTCGCAAATACAGGCGCCCGCATTCTCCATGGCAATAATCATCGCCTTCTCACCCTCGCGAAACTGCTTGCGGACATCCTCTGACAACAGCTTCAGCAAGGCCACACCGTGATCGGTCTCACACCACTTGTTTCCATCAAACCGATACCAGGTGTTGTTTCCATACTTGGCGCACTTGAAGTTATCACGGAACATTGCGTACACGACCTGCGCGACGTCATGCTCCGTACCTGCCTCGGCTGCCTCCTTCACAAGCCGCCCAATATTTGTCTTCTCAATCGCCTCATATCCAGTGAAGTTGTCGAGCTTCGACCACTTCAGCAGGTTGCGAAGTTCCAGACGTGCGCCATCCGAACGCCATCCGAACGAATACCACTTCGACGTAATCTCGCGGTCATTTGCGCGAGGATCCTGCTTGCTAAACTCCAGAAAGACTGCATCAAGGTCCGGGTGGATGTTCTTGAGACAAATGCCAACATCAATCCAATCCTTGTAGTCCGTGTAGCGAGTTGACGCAAGATTGAAGACGTGATCCGTCAGATACTTCAATACATCTGGAGTCAGCGACTGGCGATATGCCGTATTATCCGGAGACGAACCGCGCGAGCTCATGTCGTTACGAGTAGCCTGACGACCACGGGTAGGCTGAATCGCATTGCCCCCAGAGATCTTCACCTCCTCGGCATTCTGCATGCGGTTCTTCAGCAGGTCCGTAGCGTAAGGCGTCATAGGAGACTCCTCCGACGGCGGAGACCGAACTGTCATCTTCTTCAGAAGCTCGGGAGTCGTCATCAGCGGAACATCATTATCAATGCTCATCTCTCCAGACAGCAGATCCCAATCCAGAATGTACTTGATCTGGTAGGGCGTTCCCTCCTTCTTCTTCGAACCCAGCAGAGTCCAGTTGTTCGTGTGAGTCAGCGGCGATGGATCGTAGACCTTGCGCCACTCATCTGCAAGAGGAAGATCCGGGAAGAACTCCGGCATGCGATTCAGCAAGTTCATGCGAATCGACTCCTCGACAAACCGGTTGGTTTTGATCGCAGGGATCACAAGGTGAAGACCGGACTTGGACCGATCCTTGTCCTTGTAATACGTCGGCTCCGGCTTCTCCGACACAAAGATCTCAACCGCATCGGGAACCACAATGAACTTCTTGACCTCGTCCATGTACGCCTTCGTGAACTCAACCACCTGCTCCTGCGTGTGAAGGTGGTTCTCCTTTGCGCCTGAATAGATAAAGTCCAAGTCAATTCGCATCGCACCAATACGTGTGCTCTTCTCCGTCATGTGGAGCGGGCCATTGTCTCGGAGATAGTCGCAGTACAGCTTGTAGAACTCTGGAATGTCATCGTCCGGAATGCACCACGCACCCCCAGACATCCCGTTGTGTGTAGTTGTTTCTCCCTTGGAGCATCGACCAATCCTCTTCTTATCATTGTCGGTCTCCTTGCCGGTGCCATCAAGAAAGTCCTTGAGCTTTGACTTGAGCATCCTGTGATAAGTAGGGCCGATTACTTTGTGGCCAACTATCCGTTTTAAACGTGGAAAAAATGGACCTACCTTATGCTAAGGGAGACCTATCTACACAATGAAGTTCTGTACCAAGTGCGACAATATGATGTACAACATCGAAGAGCGTTCCGGATCTGCATTCCTCAAGTGCCGCCAGTGTGAGTACGAGGAGCCCATCACTAAGGAGAACCCGATCGTCTACGAACATGACCTCCTGCAGGATACGTCCATTCAGTACTCCATCAACCCCTACCTCAAGCACGACCCCACGCTGCCCCGCTTTACAAATATGAAGTGCCCGAACCCTGTGTGCCCCACCAAGGGGAAGGAGTCTAACATTGTTGGCATCAAGTTGGACGCCAAAAATGTTGTGTGGATGTACCAGTGTGCAGCAACGGGCTGCGGTTCGACCTGGAAGCAGGCCGCCAGAGGCCCGTAGGCCCCTTGGGGACGTGGTCCTTAGACCGGCTGGCGAACGGACTTGTAGGCACCCGTGGCCTTGGTGTCTACGCGGGCAATCTGAGGAACCGGGGCGTAGGTGTTGGTCCCCTTGGGAGCCGTGAGCGGCAGCCCACCTGTCTGCTGGAACTTAGCCGAGCTGAGCGTTCCAGACTGGGCCACCGTAGACAAACTTTTTGGTTGGTTCACAGGTCCCTTTCCATTGTAGGGGCGAACACGAGCGATCTGGCCGTTCACCACGCGCAGAGTGGAGTTACCGGGTGTGATTATAGCCGCCGCCTGGCTGCCCAGGAGCTGGGCGTTCAGTACCGACTGGGTCGGGTAAGGTTGCGCGCTAGTCTGGATCGTGGTAGGGATCTTGCCGTTCCTGTAGGCAAGCGACTGCGCCTGGGCCTTGATGAACGTTGTGTAGTCAGACGCCGAGAGAGTAGGCATTATCTATTCCAGACACTTTTTAATTACCATTTCCCCTATTACTGCTCTTTTTGATAGATTCGGCCAGAATAGATGAACTGGGCGAAACAGCCTTAGAAACACTAGAAGCCTTAGAAATGAGCGATGCAACCGATAAATTAACAGTTGTCACGGTGGATTTCACAATCGCCCCTCTAACTGGAAGAGCGGCATTTGAACGAACGAACGCAGTGTAATCAGACGCAGATGATTTGAGGACCGGCATTTGTCTAAAACGGACAAAAGAACTTCAATCCAAAGGGTAAGCATGGATCTCCACCCCGAAGTTAAGCCTGTCTTTCGTAAGGAGGTCGCCGATATGGTGAAGCAGCCTCGGATTACGCAACCCTACTTCACCAAGTATGAATACACCACGTTAGTTGCCGTACGCGCGCAGCAGCTCGCAGAGGGTGCTAAGCCGCTCATCGACCTCAAGGGACTCAAGACATCGGACCCCATGTTTGTGTGGACCGTTGCCAAGCAGGAAATTGCCGAGAGGAAGTTGCCGTATATCATTCGTCGCCAACTCGCGAACAATACGTCTGAGTTCTGGAGTACGCAGGAGATGGAGATTATGTGGTAATTACTTGACGGCGATAGCAACCACCAACGCCAAGAGCATGTAGATCAGTCCCTCATTCCAGCCGTGCGCGGCACTAAAGAAGGAGAGTCCAAACATATCCGAGAATCCTCCGCCCACGGTGTGAAGCAACGCAATGCCTACAATCACAAGAAGTAGCCACTTTTTGAATGTACTCATTACTTACTCGCCTGAAAGTTTCATCAGGTCCTCCGAGCTCGGCGGATAGACAAGCAGCTGCGGGACCTCAGCAGGAGGGTTGAGCATCTGGGGTGCCTCGTGGGTGGTCAGCTTCATCGCCATGGACAAATCGATGGACTCCATCGGCGTGAACCGGGCATTCACTTTTTGAATGTCGGACGCGATCTTCTGATGGAGACGATCAGGACGCATGACGAGGAATGCAAAGGCCGCAATGACGGCCAGAACAACAGCAACTAAGACGTAGGACTTCTTCATTGTTCTTCGGGCAGACAAGAAAAACGGAACTCCAGGTGTCAAGACAAGAAGAGTCATCATGGATTTCCCAATTCCCGTCCGCTGTTACACATGCAACCTTCCCATCGCCGGCAAGTGGACGACCTTCCTCGACCTCGTCAAGAAGAACCGCAAGCAAGATGGTCGCCCTGAGAAAGATGAGTTAGTGTATCTCACCAAGACAACCGAAATCACGGCAGAGGGCCGTGCCATGAATGAGCTGGGATTAACTCGTGAATGCTGCCGGCGTCACTTCTTCACGCATCCCGGTGTTTAATAGAATCGCCGCAGAACGTAGTCTTAAATCTTTTTTACCTAGAAGATAAGCAATGTCGTCGTACAGTGAATACCTTGGTCGTTACAAGCAGCGCATGGTGACCATTACCGATACGCGCCCCCGCCGTGATGCGGGTCACCAAACAGAGATTGTCAGGCGCCTGGCGGCGTCGGGCAATCTGGAGACGCGTGTGGCCAACACGTCCTGTGTCCTGGTTCTGAATGCACCGTCCACCCGTTCGCCATCAGGGTTCAACCACGGTGGTGGTCACACAGTGCAAGATACGTCGGTCTACAATGAGTTCACGGCCGGCCAGGCCGTCGCCCAGGGCGCGCTCCCCAGAAACGCCAAGGCCTCGCTGATCACGAATACCATGCCGTGCTTATCATCCGCCCAGCTCCCTGAGATCAACGACAAGCTGGCGGCCGACGCAGAGATGTCCAAGATCTATGTTGCACGCCAGATGTATGGAAACGGGTATGTGAATAACTGCTGTCCGACCTGCAAGAAGACCCAAAAGGCTGGCGAGTGTAACTGCAGGCTGACGGCGGCGCAGGCGCTTGGACTCAAGAGCACGATTCAGTGGCCGCATACGGCGGATCGTAACGCTTAAACATCTCCCTAGAAATCTAGTAATGTTGACCATCTATACCTATAGAATTCCCAAGCCAGTCGAGTGCTATGACATGTCTCGACTTTCTTTGGAAGAGTCCTTTGTAGATACCATTAAGTCGATCTCGGAACACCAGACCTCCGGAACGATTTGGTTTGGATATTTAGAGGGGTGGATGCTCACTCCCTACGAAGAGGTCATTTTGCGAAAAGCTTTACGCACATTTCATTGCATCGTGGTCACGCGATTTCCACAGTCCTTCTCTCATGCCTGGAAAAACGAAACCGATTGGGTCTACACAGAGCCACCTAACCATGGATCACCCGACACTCACAACAATGGTCGTACTCTACACGATGGGCGTCAAGCTTGATACGAACGTCCTTGCTCACGAGCTTCCCCTAACAGCTGATATTATCAAGGTCGAAAAGCAGGGGGTTGTCAAGCGGGGGTCCTCCAAGCGAGATCTGATCAAGAGACGGGCAAAGACTACAGCTCCGAAGCGTACGACGGGGTTTGGCCACAACTCAATTACCCTGGTCGTCATGTCGGCCGGAGACGGGACTCTCCTTCGCAAGGAGATTACTGTCAAAATCTTCCAGAACGGCGTGTTTCACATCACGGGCGTTCTGGATGAGAAGTATGATCGGCATGTCACGGGATTGTTGAAGGATCACATTGAAGCACACTGTTCCGCTGCGAGGTCCGGCGAGTGGACGGACATTCGCCGCGTGGTGCTCATGAACTACAAGACCAAACTGACGGGATCTACAAATATCTCTCGCGATGCATTGTATGCGTCTCTGCGGGAGAAGGAGGTGACAACGGTCTATGAGCCAGCGGTATATCCCGCAGTCAAGATCTACTTTCCAAAGACGAAGTGGATCGCCAAGGTCTTTCGCACAGGTCAGATCATTCTGACTGGAATGACCACGCATGACGAGTGTGCGTCTCTTATGACCCAGTTAAAGCCATTACTCCTAGTAAACGGAAATGGCGCTTCGCGAACTGAGTCCGTCTGAGGTGGCAGCTGGAGTTCGCGGTATCAAAGACGATGATCTGACTGCAACACAGGTTCAGGCCCTCGTTCGCAACATGGATGCATCCAAGCAGAAGTGGGCTCGTCTTAAGGCGAACAAGCAGCAGTACGAGGAGAAGCTCCAGCAGGAGAATGAGACCCTCTACTTCAACTATCCGTCCCTTTTTCAAATGCATGCCGAGGACCGTGTGGATGCGACCTTTTTTGAGATGCTTGCTCTGAAGAGGAAGATCGAGAAGGGTGAGATCACACCGGAACAAGCGACACAGGTGATCGGTCAGAAGCTCCACCAACGGTACCTTCCTGGACAGGCCCCGGTGCAGCAGGCTCCGACACTGTCGTACGAGGAATTCTATCGGCAGACCCAATGAACTCGTAGTCCTTGGTGCTACGACAGACGAAGTGGAAGTACTTGCATAACTCCTCCCAGGTACAGTCGTCCATTGAGTAGCACTTCATCCGGCTCAGATCAAGTGCGTCAAGCACGTCACAGAGCTCGTCCTTTGAGACGCTGTTATCCAGAACAAAGAAGTCGTTCCTACTGTTACCATAGAGCTCCCGAAGGCGATCTATGGTATCAAGGAGCGCTGACTTACCCAGGATACAGTACTGCTTGTCGAAGTCAAAGTTTAAGAGACTGTTGCAATACTTGTACTCGAAGTTTGGTCTCTTCCAGATCCTCTCCCCTGAGCTCGGACCAGGCTGCTCAAATGCACCCACCTGTTTCATGTGGTCGTCAATTTTGTACTCTGCGTATCCCTGAGGCACAATGAATTGAGGACCGAGACGATTGATCTCCGAGTTGCGAATCAGTGAAAAGTTATTCCAGCCATCGTTCATATATTGGATGTACGCAAACTTGTGAACGCGCGCCATCTTGGTCCGGACACATGTGCGCATCAGAATCTCCTGGTCGTCGCAGATCGGGAGGTACTCTGAATAGTTGCCCAGGTCGTTCAAGACCGATCGCTTCCAGATACGAGGATGATTGGGAACACCCACGATGTGGCCCATGGACATATTGTTAATGTTTGCAGAGGAGATGACATTCACCCAGACATCCTTGTACTTCTGACGGTAGTACCCGCAGTATCCCAGACCAAAATGATCACCGAAGGAGTGGCGCTCCCGGTTCTCGTACAAGTGCGCAGTGTCCATGTAGACAAACCCAACCTCCGGATCTGTCTCAAAGGACTTCACTGCATCACCCAGGCAGTCGGGCAAGATCTCATCATCGTGATCCAACTCCAGCACATACTTGCCGCGGCACATAGAGACCACTTCATTTTTCACATTACCAATATTGCCACTGTTTGTTGCGCGGCGATACAGCCGAACACGAGGATCGTTACCGACCAGTCCCTTCAAAAAATCAAAATGTGCTTCGTCGGGCGAATCATCCAGCACAACCCACTCCCAGTCCTTCATTGTCTGCAGCTTGAGGCTCTCGTAGGGACGGAGGAACTTCTGATACGAATTGTAGCAGGTGGTAAAGGCTGAAAAAATAGGACGAGTCATTTCACGAGGAAGAAGAGCGTTGTGGATATAGCAAAAATTGATGCCCCGATTGAAGGCGGCGATGTCCTCTACGGAACTAAAGTGAATCCACTTCAATCTCATACGGTTCACTAGCTCTCCCATGAGCGGATAATACTCTGTTTCGCTCTCGCCGTAGGTCACAAGAATGTGATAGTTAGAATCAAACAGTTTGAGGACATCCTTCGGATCGGATGTAAAATTGAGTGTGCAGTCGAGAGACGACTCTTTGGCCTTCAGCACCTCGTCGATTGCTGCATACGACTCCTTGCGAAAGAACAAGACATTTGGGTATTTCATTATCTCCTAGATCCACTCTACTCCTTAAACTCTACACGCAGATCCGCCAGCATCTTTCCGAGAACGTTCTTACCCGGCCACTTTGCGGGATCGTTTGCCTTGGAGGTATCTGCCGAGGTACCGATTCCCCAGTACTTATCGCGCGCAGATGCCTCACCGATCGGCCGGGTTCCCGTCTCTACCAGCTTAGACTTCAGGTCCGGGTGCTGGATAAACTTAGCCTTGACCGCAGTGCGCATGATCCCATCCTTGGTCTTGTCCCACGCATCCTTATCAAAGTCCTTGACACGCTTGCCAATGGCCTTCACTGACTTTGCTGACGGTGTCTTGAGGATCTTGTCGGCAGCCGCGCCATCACCGAACTGCTTGGCCTTGGACCACTGGAAGTAGTGCTCCACGGTGGGGAAGGTGATCGAGTCCACCTCAAACGGCGCCTCGTACATATTGGAGAACACGCGCCACTCACCCTTGCCCTCATCGGCACCGAAGAACAGGATCGGCTCCTGACCGGGCTCCACGGCAACCTTCTTGACAATCTTCTTCTTGACCGGTGGCTTGGTCTCCTCCTTCGCCGGTTCCGAGCGCTCATCCTTGACCTCCGGCTCGGTGGCCATCGGGATCACCGCCTCCTGCTTGTCCTTCTTCTTCGGCTCCTTGGACCGCTCAAACACAAAGCTCCGGTGAAGGAAGCTGAAGGTCTGATGCTCCTGCGACAGCAACACCGTATTCTGATCTGCATAGTGATCACCGAACATCGTGCTGCCCACCAGATCGTAACCGTGCTCCTTCAGGACCTCCGTCATCTTCTCAAAGGGAACCAGGTACTCCTTCTGCGGCTGCTCAAAGCTCTCCAGGTGAACCGAGACTGCCTGACCGAACGTCTCCGTCCAGCTCTGTCCGTCATCATACTCCTTGACGAACTCACCAAAGACCTGCGTCCCCGAGCGGAACATGTGGCTCTTCTTTCCCATCAGCAGGGAGTAGACCGAAGCACCATCCAGGCAGGTTCCGAAGAACAGGCCCTTGCCGTGCGTCTCCAGATTATTTGCAAAGGTCGCGAAGGCCTCGTCGGACGCGCATGCATAGTGAATGGCCATCTGGCACGACACCACATCAAACTCCGTGTGTCCTGCAAAGTGCTCCAGGTACGGAGTGGTTGCCGGCTGGGATCCGGAGACAATGTTCGCATACTTGTTATCGCCCTCAAACAGAGGCTTGGTCATGTCGCCACAGACAAACAGAACCGGAGGAATGTACTCCGTCGGATTCGCCGCCTTCTCCTTCAGGTATCGCACACATGCTCCTTGGCGCGGTGAGGTAATGCAGGACATCGACGAGTCCACGCCCACGACGAGCGACGGCTTGGTTCTCTTCCACTTCAGGAGGTCACCCGCACGACCCACGGCAAGCTCGAGCAAGGAATCACCCTGCTTAATCGACGAGCGGTACAGATCATCCTTGATGCGGTTGTGGAATCCGTAGACATCACGGAGGATCCGGTCACGTGCATCCAGATTATCGCGGTAGTACAGGTCATCCTCAAAGGTCGCGTCCGGCGGAGCCTCCACCAGGTTCTTCAACATGTCCTCTGTGATCGGCACGTGCATATTGGTCCAGATCGCATCGGCCACTGCGATATCGTTGCCAAACTGCGGCTGCCCCAGAACACGGTACTGGTGGGTCTTGTCGTAGCGGGTCCGCATGATGGTCCAGCGACCGAGATCCGTATCGTACGAACACTCAATCACCGTGTTATCCTCCACGCGATCTCCCATAGAATCCACAGGGACACCCGCGTCGTTCAGAGGCACATTGATTACGTGAGCATCCGGCGCCCGAGGAACCGACGGCTGGAACGGGCTCGGCACACGGTTCCGAGTCTCAGCATGGACCCGCTCCTCTGGAGATAGGACCGGCATCACGTACTCTCCCGTCATGGTCTCGCAGGGATACACCACATCACCCGGCGTTCTGGAAACATACAGCGTTCCCTTCACGACCCGCTTTCCGATGGACGTGTCAAAGTTCTCGCCATTCTTCAGCTTGACCAGAAAGTCAATGCTGTTATGAGAGGCCGGCTTCCACTTGTAGACCGTCATCCACGTCTTGCCACGACGCTCCGTCACGGGAGCCACCGGCGATGCCCGAGGAGTAAACACCAGACCATCTGTCGGGTACTCAAACTTCGTGTCCAGCATCTTGCGGATTGCTGTCTGCATCGCCTCACCGTCTCCTGCAAGGAAGAGCTTCGTGGTGATACGAAGAGGCTTGCCACCTGGCATGGAGGTGAAGTCCGTCGGGATGTCGCCCACAAACGACCGCGCACAACCCAGACGGGACTTGGTCATGTCGTCCTCCGAGACGAACAGGGGAAGGCGGCGCACGTCACGGTTCTTGTACCAGTAGACGTCGAAGATACAGAACTGGTTGCGGTCCACCAGGTACTCGCCGTCCAGAATATCACCGACGTGGAGATCCTTCGTAGCCGTCAGCCCGGTCCAGGTGATCACGGAACTCGGAGTCACGCGCAGGACCCGACGGTCGCGCATCACCACCAAGAAGCAGCGCTCACCATCGGCCTTGTTCGTAACCGTGTATCCCGTGAGGATATTATTCGGCCGATCCGCCAACAGGTGGCGACGCTCCAGGGTCACAGGGTTCAGGAACGGGGTCCGCGTCGTCTCAAACTCCATGCGGTAGCGCTGCATCTCAGAGGAGGACAGAACAAACTGCGATCCCTGAAAGGCCGCCAGCACCGGAGCAATATGGCGGACCACCGACGCAGCGATGTCTTCCTGACTGCGAGTGCGGTCGATCACCTCCAGCTCCAACTCGTAGGTCGGCGTCTGCTTAAGAATGTCCTCAAACGTCTTTGCTGTCTTGCTCTTGGACTTGCTCTGCGAGAAGTCGTAGCGGACAATCCCGTCCAGGCTAGTCCAGGACTTGCGGTGGATAATCCGGATGTGACTCGCCGAATCCATCGGGGTACCCGTGAAGTCCTTGCGCAGGTGCTCCTCGTGACGAAGCGTGATGCGGACGCCCATCTCCGGAATATCGATCGTGTCCGACTTACCCTGGATTGCCGTGACGACCTCAAAGTAGCGGCGCTTTCGCTCTACGGTGAGAGGGACTCCGCGGAAACTCCCTGTTGTGCAGACTTTGAGGATGTTCTCAGCTCCAAGGACTGCAACACGAAGCCCATCGGAGTAGGAGAAGGTGGCGCGGTGCTCGTGAATGGGAGGACCGCGAGAATAGAGTTGAATTGCGTTGGTGATGCGATCTGCAACGTCCTTCGTGTGAATCTGGTTCGGAAGGATCTTGCATTCGAGTTCTGCATGCTTGTCCTTCTTGACGAGTGCAGTAAAGTCCTTCAAGCTGGCAAGTGCCGTCGGAGGAAGAAGGGTATCCATGGTTCCTTATCTATAGACTTGAATGAAAAGTGTCCATTTTACTCTGTTCTAGGTTCTAGCATTTGTAGAACCATGTCTAAATCTACATCTTCATCCATTATCAGAATCCTATATGCATCCTGGCCTCTAAATACACACTGCTCCTTGTGAAACCGTAGACCGATCGCAGTGAGACTTTCTATGAAAGTAGCCTCTTGTTCGGGCTTATCGTATGTATACGGATACGATACGATGAATGTTTGACTTTCTTTCGCAGGTCCTCTCTGCTCTCTGGGTTTGAATGCATAAATCTTAGAGTGATCTATGAATGGACGTGCATGACGTATACCACACTTCTCCTCAAGACGACGTATGTTTGCTGGAGTTCTTGCTTTATAACTATCTCCCCATACAGATGTCTCTTTGATTACGTATCCATCCATTTATTTTGTAACAGTGCGTTACATCTAAGCTAATCAACGTCTCTCGTACGTCTTGCGCTCTGCCTCATCGGCCTCCATCTGCTTGTGCTGATCAAGATAAAAAGTGACCATCTTATCCATCTCCAGCAGACAGGCATCTGGAAGGGCATCCGAAGACACCAGCACACCATTTTGGGTCTTGGTAAAACTTTCTGTGTATTTCTTGATTACGTTAAAGATCTGAGCATGCTCGTTCGCATCAAGCCGGTCCAGTCTTTCCTTCAACGCTTCTTTCTTGCTTCGGTTCATCTTGTCCTTCCGCAACAGTTCGTCCGATCTTCTTCCTACGCGCCTCCGGTTTGGTCTTTTCAACTGCCACGGTGACCGTACGCTTCTCCTTGTCACCCTCTCCGACCGGCGCAGCGATCACATCCACCTTCTCAGGCTCCTCTGTCTCCTTCTTCTGGTCGGGACGAATGACTTCGCGCAGCTTCCCGAGGACCACGATAGACTGGTCTCCTTGCTGGAACCGGGTACCCACGACATCAAACTCAATATCGTGGCCGAGCTCGGCTCCGTCAAAGTCCGGGTTTCCAATGTGAAGGTCGCGAGGCAGAAGGATCTTGATGGGACTGATCTCAGCGTGAAGACCGATCTTGCTCTTCAGAACCACGGGAGCCTTGAACACCTGCCCGGCATGAGGGAGGCACAGGTCGGCTTGGAAGCGAACCGAGTAGTCCAGACCGCCCTTGAGGATATTGGTGCGACCAAAGGAATGCTCAATGACCGTGATGCTTCGGGGCTGGACATATCCCTCCGGAAGGCAGACTCCCTCGTACTTGTGACGGAGCTGGGCGACCAGACTTGCAAGGATATTGCGTTGGAGGAAGCGGGAATCCACATGAACGTTCCGAGTCAATTCACGACGTTCATAGAGAGGGTCCATTGTACCTTCTTGTGTGTTTGGGTGGAGAGTTTTCGTTTTACTTAGCCGCCTTGAGTCCCTTCATCACAGCACCCTTTTGCGAATCCAAGACCTTCAGTTCCTCGGGAGTGTACCAGACCATATTGTGCTCCTCGCGAGCCAAGAGCTCGGCGTAGATACACAACGGGTTTCCCTTCAGGTTCGCAGGAACTCCCTTGCCTTCCCGATCCACATACTTTGCAACCACCTTCATTCGTGCTACACTGTTCTTACCCGTGGAGCAAATGATCGGTGAGAATGTCTTGGCACCGATGGTGCGAACCGGGACGTCATCCACGATCTCCGAGGGGGCCAACGTCAGCTTTCCATCTGCCTCCATCGACGCAAAGAGCTTCTTCTTATCTCCCACGAAGCGAGACACCAAATCCTTGACCCACTGCGCGTACTTGACCAGACCATCTTCGTCGGTGTCGGGCTTCTCACCCGTGGCAATCAGATCGGTATCAGGGATCCGGAGGCGATTGATGAAGGGTAGGTCGGGGTTCGTAGCAAGATACACCTTCTTCTCAGCCGGCGTGAAGGTGTGATCAAAGATGTAGCCGTTCAGCAGCTCCTCGGAGAAACGGGTCCTGGCATCTCCCGGCCAGGAAAAGGCGGTGCGGCGAACATCGACCACATCGTCCGTCAGTTCCGGCGGGGGTGCATCGGGTTCAGGGGCTGCTTCGGGGATCTCCACGTCAATCGGCTTCACGGGTTTGGTCGTGCGCTCCACCATGGTGCTGTTCGGAACATCAATCGGCGCCAAGGCATACAAATCTCCCTTGGACTCGAGCAGACTCGCCCGTCCAAAAGAATCCTTGAACCGGAAGGAGGTAGAAATGGCCTGCTGAAGAGTGTAGACCACCACATCCCGACTGAAGGGACGCAGGGCCGCAAAGAGCTGCTGACGATCCCAGATCGACTTGTCAATGAACAGCTTTCCAATCTTGGTCAGGATCTCATCCCGAGAATCCAGGTAGGTTGACAAGGGCCGCACGTGATCCGGATCAGGGACCGATGGCGTCACCTTACACTGCTCCACATCGGGTGCCTCGTCGAACGCCGGTGCCATCATGGTCTTCAGTTGATAGTTCACCTCCTCGTGACCTTCATCGCGGATCTGGGGGACTTCCAGCTCTCTCCAATCAGCAGGCAGTGCTAACTGAATGGGACAGTCCATCGCGGATTCTGCCAAGACCTTGCGAACTTTTGCGATACGCATACCCTTCGGTTCCACACGCACGCGGTAGGTGTACTCGTCAAAGGCCTCGCGTTCTCCGTCGGGACGCACAATGTGAAGATACACGGTACAGTTCTGCTCGTTGTTCGGGAGATCTTGGTGACTGCAGGTACGGAGAGCACGACCCACCACCTGCTCAATGCGGCTCATGTTCCACCAGGGATCCAGAATGTGAACCTGACGGATGAAGCGAAAGTCAATTCCTTCTGCAGCAAGAGGGCTGGTGATGATAACCTTGACGTTCTTTCCGGATACGTTTGAGCGATTCTTCACTGCGCTCAACATGGCCGAGATCTCTACGTCCGTTGCCTCGGATGAGATCAGAATATACTTGCCCTTCGGTGGTCCCTTGTAGCCGGTCTTCTTCATCAGAGTCCGTCCTTTGAACGGAGCAAACCCATGCTCCTCCAGAGCCATTGCAAAAAGACGGGCTCCGCGATCGACGTAGTTGGAGTACACCATACAGACGCCACTGGATTGTTCGATAGAATGGATTACGCTCACAAACTTCGCAGAGTATCCTGGCAGATTCTCAGGGTTCAAGAACGGCGGCACATCCTTCTTGTACTCGTATTGGTACTTGTCCTCTTTCGGAACCTTTGACACTGCGAAGGTATCCTTGAAGGCCTTGTTTCCAGGAAAGACAGAGACTGTGGGCGACATCATGGCCGCACGCTTCGTATCATCAACCTCTCTGGCTCCCGATGTCAAGACCTTCAGCTGCTCACCGGCCGGTTGTGACGAGACTAAACTCAGATACTTGATACGGTCCTTCGAAGGGATCTCATTGTTATTGAATCCAATACGCAGTTCATCGGTATCCGCACTAGCCGGCGGAGGGAGACGGAAGGGAAACGTGAAGGGACTCTCACCCTTTGCATAGGACACGTAGTTTTGGCACCAGTCCCGGAACATGGTCTCGGATTCACCTCCCTTCAAGGTCGCATCCGCATTGAAAATATCTGATGGCTTGATGCGAGTGTCGAACGGCTGCTTGCGCTCATTCCACAGAAAGAGGTTCATGAAGAACACAATCTCCTCGTAGGTATCGTACATGGGTGTGGCGGTCAGCAGAACCAGAACCAGACCATCCGCGACCTTGACCAGTCGTTCAAGATTGGTGGCAACGGTGGTCTCCTCTGTCGTGATGTTGTGAGCCTCGTCAATGATCAGGAGGCGGTTATCAAAATTCTCATGGATCCACGCAGTATCAATATCTGCCTCCGTTCCCGACAGCTTCCGCTCAATGGTGGAACCGAAGGAGTTGTAGGCCTGGAATTCGTAGAACTCGTTAATGATGCGGCCCGAGGTCTTGTCCAGTCGAGCGCGAACTTCGTTGTTTTCCCAGTTCTTGGGTTCCGCTTCAATACGGAGCAGCATATCCAGGTAACGACGCCCCGTACATTGCTTGGAGCTCAGCGTGTCGCTGGCCTTGTCCAGATAGACTCGGCTCATGTCAAAGATCTGCGTTCGGAAGTTCTCCTGCACAGCGCGGGATGCAATGACCAGAACCTTCTTATCCTGAAACTCGGGGCGCAAGATGTACTCTTCTGCGATTTGGATACCTGTACATGTCTTGCCAACACCTGTGCCGTGGACCATCAGCAGGTTACGGGTAGGAGAATCGGGAGACAGAACTCGCCGAAGCAAACGCTGTAACGGTTGAAGTGCGTAGTCCTGACCCGATGAATTGCAAAGACGTTCACGGAGGGAATACAGTGCGTCCAAACTTGCGCCGGGAAGCGAAGGTGTTTTGATTTCTGCAAGTTCAGGAAGTGTCAAGTTGACCATTACTTTGTTTCCCTATTATTTACTAAAGATGCCTTCCTCAGGTCCTCTGGATCCGCCGCCGCCAGCGAACACTGTCCCCACAGACACTACAAAGACCACCGAGACCGTGACGTCGTCCATGGGTGCCCTAGGAATTGTTGGGGCCATCATTGGATTCATTCCGCTGTTCATTTGGCATCTCGGTGCAGCCAGTCTGTCCTACGCAAAGTACGGATCGATTGGATGGGCGATTCTTGACTTCTTCTTCGCGGCATTTTACTACCCGTTCTATGCACTGGTTCTGAATACTCCAGCGGCCTCCATGATGGGTGGACGTCGGCGTATGAAGTTGTTCTAGTTTGTTTCGTAGAGGTAAGTAATGGCAGCGGTAGTCCCACGCTCATCGGATCGCATTGCGGCAAACCGAAAGGCTGTTGAGGAGAAACTCCTTGAACAACAGAAACTGGCCTCTGAGAGCATTGTGAAGATATGGGATCAGGCCATTGCAGAGGGTCCTCCAAAAAGGGCAGCAGACTCTAAGGGGGACATCGAGCCGGTGAACGAAAAACGGTTTAACGATCTGTTTGCTAAGCAGCAAACCAACTGGAAGAAATTTGTGGACAAGCGTCGTAATCAGAAAACTACCAAAGATGCAATCCGTGAGTTGTTTACCATCGGACAGATGGATCTGGCACTGATCAATTTTGGACCTCGGTATGTAGCATTGTGGGAGACAAACTTCTCAAATGAGACGGTTCGCGACATCTTTGAACTTGCTGACGTAGACGAACAATGTAACAATACGATTGGAGCCGTTGTTCCAGGAACAACTCTCTGTTGGATCTGCGGAATGCCAATTTGGGCCGAGTCCAAAGACCTCCCATGCAAATCTGACAACGGTCTGTCTCCTGAGTGCGAACACATTCTTCCCATTGCACAGGCGGCACTCTTTCTTCAGCTGTATGACAAGACAAACTACGAATCCGATCTTTTTAAGTTTGAATACGATTGGTCGCACAAGACCTGCAATCAAACAAAAAATGCAGATGTGTATTTCAAGACGCGAACGATTGACGATGAATTGACCATCGTCACTACGGAGGACGGGCTCCCCGTCTTTGATGAAGCTGCTGTGAGACGACTCCTTGAGAAAATCTACGATTCGAAGCGATCGGATGCCACATGCGAACCAAGAAACGCGCACGTTCGAAATACGAAGGGCTTTTTCATAGATACGTATTCATTTAGAGATACGCTTCAGGATTGGGTGAACTTCAAATATTTGGATAAGGGATCTGTTGAGCAATGGAAAAAACATCGCATCGATGTCTTCCGGGCAAAGTATACTGCAATTATTAATTTCATCGGGGGAACTAACTTCAAGTTAAATCCCCAGACGTATATATTGTCGTTGGCATCTGCGATCGCTGAGATTGTCACCCGTCAAGACCTTCATCGCAGAGCGGTGAAAGGACAGTCGCCATTTCGTCGTCAAAAGACACTTGGTTACAAACCGGAGAAAAAGGATGATATAGATTTGACACTCTCATCTGAGATCGTGAATTTGACTGCAACTCTTAAGAGTATTGCCGAATACCAGAACAAGATAGAGATACTCGAGACGCCACCCGAGTTGAAGCGACCGGGTCCTCCACCGCCGTCTGATCCACCTCCCGAAGGGGCGGCTAGGGTCGAACCCCCATTCCCGCCTCCGTATGATCAGCTTCCTCTTCCAATGCCAGAGGATCTTGACTATCTGCCCCAACTTCTACTGGGAGACGGATTCATAGATTCGAGTGCATTTGATGATGTTGACGCTGCAGCCGTCCTCACGAATATCGTACCCCAACCCCCGGCCGAGCCTGCTGTTGAAAGTGCGGCACGTAGTCTCTCGGCACTCGGTCAAACCACTGAAAGCAAACGGGCTAAACTGACGGAGTCCCAGAGTGATTCTGCATATGAATCCGACTATGGAGGCCGTCGCCGAACACGTCGCCGCACGTCAAGTTTTCTGCCTCACCGTCGCCGGCGGTCTCACCAGGCCATCAGAACATCCTCTAGGCGCAGACCTGCACTCGGCATGGCAGACAGCTTCTGATTGACCTCCTCCAGAGTCTTGTCCTCGGGCTCCTCATCGTGTCCGTCAGGCAACCGCGACTCATCCACCAGGATATCCACGAAGCCTGTTCCACACGGGGGCTTCTGACCAAACATGATGTTCGCCGAGACACCGCGCATGGTGTCATACTCAGCACCCATCGCAGCATTAAACATGTTCTTGCTGGTCTCCTCAAACGAGGACCGAGCCAGAACACCCGTCTCATTCTTGTTCATGCCAAACCGGTTCACCGCCACGATGCGACCGCTGAACGTCATGCTGTCCACCAGCACGGACAAGTGGTGGTAATTCACCTTCTCCTGCACGAAGACCTCAGAGCACTCCTCAAAGATCGCCAGGCGCGCAGCCTCAATGCCGAAGACATCGTTGATCTCGTGAATGTCGTTCGAGAACGTACGGGTTCCGTCGCCACCCGGAAACACCATGAGCTGGTACATGTTGGTGCCGTCCACATCCAGAACATACTGCTCCTTCTGAGTGTATCCTGCAACCGTAGGGTCGTAGGTCAGCTCGTTCTTCACCTTGCGCAAGTGAACACCGCCGACACCATCCACGCCCGTCAGCACAGTGTCCAGAATCTTGTCCTCTAGGAACCGCAGCTGCGTGGGTGTCTTGATCAAGTTATCGTCAAACGTCAGGCGCAGGATCAGTTTGGATGCATCGGCATTGGACAGGACCGCCTCAGCCTTGACGCTCTTGCCGTCACCGATGGAATGCATGCACTCCAGGATCTTCAGCGGCGAGTTCCTCAGCTTAGCCTGAACCTCCGTGAGATCCAGAATGTTGCGCGAGGCCATCTCCAGATCATTCAGTTCCAGGCGCATGATCCAGGGGGATGCACAGGACGCCTCGTTCGAGACCGTGAACTCCTGGTAGAGCGCCAAGACCTCCGCATCCTCCTCCACCACCGTTCCGGTCGTGGGCGGATCATAGTAGATGCGCACCGACTTGGTGATGTCGCGCAGGGTCGTGCGCTGGATCTCCTTCATCTTAGAAATGACCGCATCCTGATCGTAGGCAATCTCCGGGTTCAGGTAGACCGTGTTACCCGGGCGCTTCGGATTCGCCGACGCTGACAGAATCTCCTCCAGACGCGGCACACCGGAAGTGGCGTTGGCCTTTGCCGTACCTGCCGAGTGGAACGTGTTGAGGGTCAGCTGGGTCGTCGGCTCACCAATGGACTGCGCCGCCAGGGCACCCACCATCTCACCTGCGTGGACCTGGCTCTTGATGTAGCGGAACCGGATGTCGCGCATCAGCTCGTCAAACAGGGCAAGACTCAGGCGGTGGGTCACGATGGCCTTCTTCGGCGCCAGATAGAAGCGCAGCAGAGCGTGGAACACCCGGCTGTACGGGAACTCCTTGACAAACCGGTTCAAGGCAGAGACCACGTGAGCGGGCGTCAGATCCGTCTTAGTAGAGAAGGTGTTGGTGTACTTGGTCAGCAGACGCTTCAGATTCACCGGCGCCAGAACCGTATCGTTCTTGCGGAACCGGAACACAGACTTCACAAAGACATCACGATCCGCCACAAGCTCCTCCACCATATCCGGGGACTCCTCCACCGACTCAGTCAGGAAGGGGTTGACAATGTCCGGTGTCAGCGCATACTCCTTGTAGATGTTCTCCAGCGTCATCAGGGCAAGCTCGCAGGTCTGCTGCTCCACCGACACCGTATCCACACCATCCTCGCCGTATGCAAACTGAATGATCGAGCCAGTCACGTTGCGAACCGTACCGTCATGTTCGACGTGTTGATCCTCCATGGACTTCATCAGGCGACGCTGAATGTAGCCCGTATCGGAGGTCTTGACGGCCGTATCAATCAGACCCTCACGTCCTGCCTGAGCGTGGTAGAAGAACTCCGCCGGCATCAGACCATCTACGAAGGAGTGCTGAACGAATCCACGCGACTCCACGCCGTCATCGTACCGGGCAAAGTGCGGCAGAGTACGGTCCTGAAGCGTGTACTGAACACGCTTACCCTCAATGAGCTGCTGTCCCAGAAGGGCCACCATCTGCGTGATGTTCTGCTCACCTCCCTTGGATCCTGAGTCCACCATCTGTACGATACGGTTCGCCTTATCCAGCGAGCCAATCACCTTCGTGTTAATGGATGCTGCAACCTCCTTCAGAGCCGACGAAATGTCATCCTCCAGCTGCTCGCCATCCGAGAGACCCATGGTGTTCACGAACTGTCCCGAGTGAACTGCTGCAAGGATCTCCGCCACACGGTCACGGCCTGTCTTCAGCTGCTCTCCCACGAAGTCACGCGTTGTCTGGTTCGCAATCAGATCGGACGTGCCCACCGAGAAACCGGTGTACAGATTGTACTGGGTCACGATCGACTGGATGTCATTGATCAGCTGACCGCAGCGCTCGGGTCCAAAGTCCGCATAGACCACGTGGAGCAGACCGCTCACACCACCCTTCTGCAGAACGTCGCCCTCCGCAAGCTGTCCGTTCTTCAGCGTGATCTTGCCCTTGTAGTTCATCATCGGGAATGCCGCAGAGATCAGCTCGCTTCCTGACCACGGCGCATCCTTGCGAGTGAAGGGCAGGCGCAGACGGGCCAGGATGTTCATGGCAATCGGCTCAGGAACCCGCACACCGGGCTGCGTAATGCGGTAGGCACCGGTCATGGTGTCCTGGAAGAGCTGAATGATCGGGCTGTTCGTACGAGGACTGATGATGTTACGCAGCACACTCGCAATGTACCGGAGCTCCGTCGCAGAGGCGATGGACTGGGGCACGTGCATGTTCATCTCATCACCATCGAAATCAGCGTTGTAGGGACGGGTGGCCGAGACGTTCAGACGGAACGTGGAATACGGCAGAACCACAACACGGTGAGCCATCATGGACGCCTTGTGAAGAGACGGTTGACGGTTGAACAGCACAATGTCCCCGTTGATCAGGTGACGGTGGACCACGTCGCCCTCACGGATGTCAATGGTCTCCGGATTCACATAGCGCAGAGACACCGTGCGATCATCGGCCTTCAGATACACAGACTTGGCCCCGGGATGCTTGTCGGGGCCGTTCTTTACATAACTCAGCAGACGGTCGCGATTGTAGGGACTGACAATCTCCGGAAAGGTCAGGTTCGTGGCAATCTCCTCCGGAACACCCAGCTCGTCCAGTTCGATGTTCGCATCCGGTGTGATAACCGAACGGGCGCTGAAGTCCACGCGCTTACCCATCAGGTTACCACGGACACGGCCAGTCTTTGCACCAAAGCGAGACTTCAGAGTCCGGAGCGGACGTCCCGAGCGCTGAGCCGTCGGCTCAAGTCCTTTGATGTCATTGTCCACATAGGTCGCCACATCATACTGGAGCTTGGCAGTGTACTTGTCCAGCACATCTGCCGACTCCTCCTTCCCAATCTTCTCCCGGACCTTGTCGTTGGCGCGCAGGATATTGATCAGCACGTGCGTCAGGTCATCCTCCATGCGCTGGTTGTCGTCCATGACCACCGACGGGCGGACCGTGAGTGGAGGGACCGCAAGAACCGTACAGATCATCCACTCCGGGCGAGCGAACTTGGGATTCAGACCAATCATGCGACAGTCCTCATCCGTGATGCGCTGGAAGGCGCGCAGGATCATCTCCGCCTGGAGATTGACCGGCTCCGTGCCCACATCCACCAGCTGTCCCTCCAGGGTCGCGGCCTTGCCAACGACCTTGGCGATCTTCTTGAAGATGGGCGTCTCACAGTGAGGGCACTCAAACGGCTCATCCTTCTTTGGTGCAGGACGCATGTCACGGACCTCCTTGAACCGCGACAGACCCGTCGACTTCAGGGCCTTCACGCTATCCTCATCTGCAAGAACCTTTGAGCAGTTCAGACAGATGACGTTGGCCAGCTTCTCCACCATGTCGAAGAACTGGTAGAGGTAGACCGGGCGCGACAGCCGGATGTGGCCAAAGTGACCCGGGCAGAACTGGTTGGTTTGCTTGCAGGTAGGACAGACCTTGCCGTTTTCGATGACGCCGAAACGAGCATCGAAGACGCCATTTGCGATGGGCTGATTGTTTTGGTAGGTCTTGTCGGTGAGAACTTCAACGACGGAGCGCTTGACGAGGTCCTCAGGATTCGAGATTCCGAACTGAACTCCGACGATAGTATCACCCATGTTGAATACCTCTTACTCTTGTGTGTAGACTATTCCGTTTTGTTTCACGCGAAGCCAAAGCAACGAGGCCAGTGGAAGTAACTTGTGATGAACCCTAGCAAGCCACTCTAATCCCAGAAGAAAGACGACCAGCGTGCTTCCTACAATAACAAATACAGTTGCGAGTTCGGGTGTGGGTTTCTGGTGAAAGGCTTCCAAAATAGGTGTCACAAAGCTCTCATAATCTCCAATCAGTTTTTGTTCTACTTTTGAAACCACACACCCATTGCAGGCTATGTGTTGTAACCAGACCAACAGGCACGCAAATAGGATGAGTGTTTGTAGCCAGAATGCCGGATAGAGCGTGTGTGACACAATAATGAGTACGATCAGCGTATTGCTGAGAAAGTTATGGATGTATCGCAAGATCTTCCCCTTTCGGATAGGGTCTTCTTCCCAAAACATGATCTTGTGAACGGCCCATTCGGCCCACTCGGTTGCAAATGCCTCCATTCTTAACCACGGAGAGAAAAACAGACCTCCCAGAACTCATCCTCGTCCACCATGCGCTCCACAGCCTTTGCGTCGTAGGTGGTCTTTAGTTTTTCAATGAACTCTTCGTATTCCTGGCCACGCCGCTGCTTAAATAAAACCCCCTGGCGAAACCGGATGGACCGGATGTGTCGCAGGATGTCTTTTGCAAGGTTCGAAGTCTCCTGAGCAGGAATATCATGCTCACGTTCCGAATCCTTCATGGTTCTCACAAGTGAGCTCCAGTGTTCTAATGTTAGGTAGTAGTCCATTGTTAGATGTAGGCATAATAGAACGTAAATGTTTCGCCAGCCGCTGTTCCATGAAGAAAAAGGGTTGCGGTCAATGTCCAGTTTCCACTGAAATAGGTGACAGTCGTGCTAATTAAAGTGAAATGCCCGGCAAACTGCGAATTAAATCCAATGATCCACAAATGGTTGGCCAAAGGCGAGACCGTGGCCGTAGCTTGATAGACCTCACCTGCTACTTGCGTGATTGTTAAACCACTCACAGAGCCAACTGTAGGGGTAAAGAGGCCCATCGGTCCCGTGGATCCAGTGGGTCCCTTGACTCCGTTAGATCCCGTCGATCCACTGGGTCCCGTACGGCCAGTGCTACCTTGGGAGTCTTGTAGTGCGCCACCTGTAGGACCACTGGGACCGGTGGGCCCAGTAACGGTCGACACACTACTATTTGGCCCCGCGAATCCAGTGTCTCCGGTCATCATTGAAGCTAGCCCCTGAAACCCAGGTGGACCCTGGGGACCTGTGGTACCTCCAGTTACGCCGTTTGGACCTTGAAGGCCCATACGACCCTGAGGACCTACGAGTCCTCCACCTTGGAACCCCGTAGTACCACGTCCTCCTGTGGAACCGGTAACTCCTTGTAATCCTTGAATACCGGTAGTGCCTGTCGGACCTGTTCTTCCCGTAGGTCCACGTGTGCCAGCCGCCCCTGTATTTGCAATAGGACCCTGAAGTCCAGTGTCTCCAGTAGGTCCCCGGGCACCCATGGGTCCAGTTGATCCTGTGTTAACGGCAGGACCCGTGAGGCCTGTTGCTCCTGTAAAACTCAGCAACCCCGTCGGACCGGTAAATCCAATAGGACCCGTATGGCCAGTCGCCCCATACGAGCTTATGAGACCTGCCACTCCCGTAGGACCTGTTGCGCCATATGTGGCCAAGAGACCCTGGAATCCTTGAAGTCCGGTATGTCCAGTCGCTCCTGTGAGTCCAAATGGACCAATCGATCCAGTGCGTCCCGCAACAGCACCGGGTATATATCTTAACGGGGAGTCACATGCAGTTGTTAGCCGAGGAGAGTACGACATTCTTATATTAAGTTCCGTAATAATAGATCGTATAGTCTACAGTTTCGCCACTATCTATCAACTGTGCTCCAAGATTAATATTCCAATAGGTGGCCCCTGCGGTTACATATAGGTCGGTAATCCCCCATACCTTTGTGAGGTCTGATGCTTGGTACCCTTGAATCAGAATCGTCTTTGCACTGAGAACAGTCGTCCCGGTTGACCCGGTTGCATAGAAGCCACCGCTACTTGTTAGAGTCATTGTGCTAGAACCCGATGTCAGTGTGCTACGTAGGGGACCCGTGGGTCCCGTGGGTCCCGTCGGGCCTGTAACACCTGTGAATCCCGTGAATCCCGTAGGTCCCTGATTACCTGTGGCACCCCGGATACCTTGAGGTCCAGTGACCCCCGTTAAACCCGTAGGCCCTGTAGACAGAAGTCCTTGAGCACCCGTATGTCCAGTAGGACCTATGCTAGCACCCTGAGGGCCGGTGACACCTATGGGTCCAATTGCTCCGACAGGTCCTGCGTATCCAAACGGCCCCTGAGGTCCTTGAGGTCCCTGTGTGCCTTGGTTACCTACAGAACCTGTAGGACCTTGAACTCCAATCGATCCAGTTGGGCCTGTAACACCTTGAGTTCCTTGAGGTCCGACTGGACCCGTAAATCCTGTGAGACCTGTGAATCCAGTTGGGCCTGTATTAGTCGCAGATCCGATAGGGCCCGCTGGACCTGTGGGTCCTGTGACCGTAGACGTAATGCCAGTTGGACCCGTATTTGTTGCAGATCCCGGAAGACCTTGCGGACCGGTAAATCCAGTAGGACCCGTAGGTCCTGTCACAGTCGATGTAGCGCCTGTGAATCCCGTGGGTCCCGTGGATCCCGTAGGTCCCGTGGGTCCAGTTAGACCTGTATATCCCGTGTTCGTGGCAGACCCAGGAAGACCTGTAAGTCCTGTAAGTCCCGTGGGTCCCTGTGGCCCCTGCCCACCTGGAACACCCGCCGGACCCGGAGGACCTGCACACACGTTTGGCGCACAGGTTGTGAGTCCCACACCTGGAGTGTAGCGCGATAGAAAGCTACTCATCTTGTTATCTATACCGGGTAAAATCTACTATGCAGTATACGTTGCAGTTGTTCTAGGATACTCAGTGATTGTCCACGTTGTCGCATTACAGTCCCAGACATAAGTGGTATAGGTGCCTAAAACCTGAGGATATGTGTTCGTGCTAGGCAAGGTAACCAGCAGGTTACCATAGTAGCTATACGAATACGCCGTTAACGCCGCCATAAACTCAACATTCAAATAATCGTTTGAAGCCGTTGCCGCTGGCATTGTAAGTGTGAGGTCGTTCGAGGGATAACTTGCCCAATATGGACCTACAATGACGCGAATATCTGTATTCAGAGAGGGTGTGATGGTTGCTCCAGAGTCTTCATAATATGTGATGATTCCACCACCTCCGCCCCCCGGTCCGGTAGGTCCAGTAGGTCCGGTATATTCAGGCCCAGTATACCCAGTAGGTCCAGTCACTGTACTATCAGCTCCTGTGTATCCTTGGGGTCCCGTAGGTCCCTGGGTTCCTTGGGTTCCCGTAGGTCCTTGAAAACCCAAAGTCCCCTGTGTACCGGTGGGTCCCTGAGTTCCTTGGGTCCCCTGCGTACCGGTGGGTCCCTGGGTTCCTTGGGTCCCCTGAGTACCGGTGGGTCCCTGAGTGCCTTGGGTTCCCTGAGTACCGGTGGGTCCTTGGGTTCCCTGAGTACCGGTGGGTCCTTGGGTTCCCTGCGTGCCCTGGGTTCCAGTGGGTCCCTGAGTTCCCTGGGTTCCCGTAGGTCCCTGAGTGCCTTGTGTACCCTGAGTACCGGTGGGTCCTTGAGTTCCCTGACTGCCGGTGGGTCCCTGACTGCCCTGAGTACCGGTGGGTCCCTGAGTGCCTTGTGTACCCTGAGTACCGGTGGGTCCCTGAGTTCCCTGTGTACCCTGAGTACCGGTGGGCCCCTGAGTTCCTTGGGTTCCTGTAGGTCCTTGGCCTCCCGCACCAGTAACTCCTATTGCACCTTGAAATCCCATAACACCCTGCTGTCCGTCTACGCCTTGTGGTCCGGTGGGTCCAATCGGCCCCGTGCGTCCCTGGGTTCCCTGTGTACCCTGGGTTCCAGTTGGCCCCTGGGTTCCCTGCGTACCCTGGGTACCAGTGGGTCCCTGGGTCCCCTGCGTACCCTGGGTACCAGTGGGTCCTTGGGTTCCTTGAGTGCCTTGGGTTCCCGTAGGTCCTTGGGTTCCCTGCGTTCCTTGGGTACCGGTGGGTCCTTGAGTTCCCTGGGTTCCCTGAGTTCCCGTAGGTCCTTGAGTTCCCTGCGTACCCTGAGTACCCGTAGGTCCTTGGGTTCCCTGAGTCCCCTGAGTACCGGTGGGCCCCTGAGTCCCCTGAGTTCCAGTCGGTCCCTGCGTACCCTGAGTCCCCTGAGTTCCAGTCGGTCCTTGGGTTCCTTGGGTTCCTGTAGGTCCCTGGGTTCCTTGGGTCCCCTGAGTGCCCGTGGGTCCTTGGGTTCCCTGCGTTCCCTGAGTGCCCGTGGGTCCTTGGGTTCCCTGAGTGCCCGTGGGTCCTTGGGTTCCTTGCGTTCCCTGAGTACCGGTGGGTCCCTGAGTTCCCTGAGTCCCCTGAGTTCCAGTCGGTCCTTGGGTCCCCTGCGTACCTATGGTTCCTTGGTTACCCTGAGTTCCCATTGCACCCTGAAATCCTATGACACCCTGCTGTCCATCCACGCCCTGTGGTCCGGTAGGTCCAATCGGCCCCGTGCGTCCCTGGGTACCT